ATAATTAAATGCTGTACATTTTGATCTGCTCTTTTTTCACTATCAATTATCAACATGTGTGTGAGTAAAGAAGATAAACCAATATCGTCAGCAGTTCCAACACAGTCTTGTCTATAATATGGAAAATCACTAGACATTAAAACTTCTTGTATTTCTTCGAAGTTATTTTCAGGTAAAAAATTTTCGTATATTTTCATTTCTTTTTAAACATTTTAGATACTACACTAATAGGATTTCTTAATGCTTCATATACTTTCCATATTTTATCAATATGTGTATCTAGTTTCTTATTTAAATCATCTATCTTTTTTTCTATGCGTTTCAAATCTTCTTTACTCATTACATACTACCCATAGTAAATTTTTTCCATTCTATTGCGTTTTTGATTTGAAATGTACGATTGTTAATTTGTTTAAGTGTGCTTTCACAATAACCACATATTTGTTTTAAATATTCTACTTTTTGTTTTGATTTAATTACTTCTTCATCAGCATCAATAAATTTATCAACATCTTGTCGTAATATTTTTAAATCAAAGTTTTTATCTTTATATTCTTGTGGTTCTGCTTTACCAGTATAAAATAACCACTTTTTTAAATGTAGTTGTGAATGATCACCCTCTGCTTTTTTAAGCATAAGAGCATATGTAGAGTAAGTTTTAAGATATTGAGAATGAAGTTGAGGAGTTTTTAGACTTTCTAAATCTAATTCAGTATCATCAATTGTCAAATCTTTTTCGGCCTTCGCCTGAAGTTCATCAAGTGTCATAATTTAATCCTTTGTATTATATAGTAAACTAAAAAGGGGTCGTATATTTGTGTAGTTTATAACCTAAAGTAACTGTCGCTTGTAAGTATTCTATATCAGTTGCATTTTGATTATATTCTAAAGCAGATAAACCTTTAGGGTATGTATCTTCAAAAGATAATTCAACAATAGGTATATTTCTTGCAGATAATATAATCATTTTTGCATCTGAAAATATTGCACCATCATTAGTTGCTGATGTTACTCTACCTGCATCAGTAGAGTTATTTTGTTGTGACAATGGCATTCTATCACCACCATCAGTAATTAATGCACGATATTTGTCGTCACTATCCATTTGTGCAAGACCAGCCATCCAATCATGTACACTACGATAGTTTGTTAAATCTTCATCTACAATAAAAGTTACATTTAAGTCTTCAAATGTCATATCATTACCTGGTATTCTAACAGGCATAAGTCTAGTAGGTTGTGTTAATTCTGTTAGAGTTACACCCGGAATATTTGCTTGAATACAATTAAATTCTACTCTAGGTAGTTTTGCTATTTGAAACTTAAACTTTGTAGGATCTGCATAATCTAATCCAGACCCACTTGGTTGTTTACTTGATAATGTCGTGTCAGTCATATATTAGTATTTATAATAAAAAAAGGGGGCGTCAAAGCCCCCTCTTAATTTCTAGTTGTAAGCAAATATTACATTAAGTTAGTTACTTTAACCATTCTGTAATAGATGTTTGCTTGGTCAGTTCCAGTATCAGTTGCCTGAGCAGATGATTCTGCAAATGGGTTTCTGATTAAACCATATCTGGTTTTAAAACCAATTTTTGGTTGGAAGCTGTTCTCGCCAACTGCTCTCACCATTTGTAGTGGAACATATGGGCAATAGAACATACCAGCATCATAAGGTGAAGTACCTTTGTAGCCAACAGTAAAGTATTGTGCAGCTGTGTTGTTTGATGCATATGGATCAATGTACACTTTGTATCTGCCGTTTAATGTACCAGCAAAAGTATTACCAGTATCATCAACATTTAGACTGTTGTTAAGAGCAGGAGTGTAATCTAATACACCAGCCATTTGTAGTGCAGAAGCAACATCTGAAGAACAAATAATGATATTACCTTTTCCTCTTCTTGTTTCTTGTGCGATTACGTTAGCGTCTCTCTCTACTTGGAACATTAAACCTTTGAACTTCTCGACAGACCATCTACCGTTTGAATCAGTATCTAAGTCAAATGTACCTGAAGTTGTTGTGTTAATGTTAGCACCTTTTTTCGCTTTTTCGTAAATTGTTCTTACTACTTCTCTGTTGATCTCAGCAAGGATCTCAGCAGAAAGAATGTTAGCAAGTTCAGTTTCAGCGTCTAAACCGTGGATTGCTTTAAGGTCTTGAGCAAGTTCCATTGTGTACTCAGCTTTTAACTGTCTAGTTTTAGCTGTTACAGTTGACTTCTCAATACTGAAAGCCATCTCTGCGAATGATGAAGAAGCTTCAGCAGTTGCTGTTGCAATACCAGTACCAGCAGTTACGCTAGTTGTAGTATCGTTCATCAGACCAGGATTTAGTGAAGCAGAATGTGTACCTGTTCCAGAGAAATCTGAATCAGCTTCATTGAATAATGCTTCTGTGCCTGAGTTTGAAGTAAATCTGGACTTCATTGCAAAGATAAGACCAGTTGGTCCTGTCATTGGTTGAACGCCACAGATATCGTATGCGATAAGATTAGGCATAGCTCTTCTAACAAGTGAAATTAGGATTGGATCCCAGTTTGCAACAGCGCTGTCACCAGTCACGTTGGCAATCTCACCTAAGAATGCTCTGTCTTCTTTCGCAGCTTTTTCTTGGTTTTCAAGGATAACAGCAGTTACCGCTTTCTTGTAAGGGTTATCTATTTTTGGTAGATCGCCATGCTCAAGAACCGGAGCCCACTTTTCCTGTAAGTTTTGCGAATTAAACATTTTGTTTATCTCTCCTTAGTTTTAATTTCCGTAGATATCTCTACTTTTACCCCTACTGATCGCAGCCGTATAGCGAGCCATTGAATCTGACATATCCGCTACTGTGTTACCATCATTAGAATCTTGGTTTACTGTATCAACATTTTCAGTTGATTCAGGTGCTTTTGCTGTACCAAAATAACTTTCTTTAATTGTAGAAAGTTTCTTAGCATATGCATCGGCACTTTCAAAAGATACATCTTCAGTCAAAGATTTAATCTTTTCTTTTTCAGTATCAGCTAATCCTTCTACTGTCTGTTCAAAGATTTCGTCTTTTGTATATCCTTCGATTATTTTTTTGTCTTCCATAGACTTCTCTGTCATTTCATTGACTTTAGCTTTCATTTCTTCAAGCTCTTTTTCTTTTGCTTCCAGAACGTCATACTTCTCGTCTGGAACATCAATGTAATGATCTTCGAATAGTTGCTTTAAGCCACCAATAAAGTCTTCAGCGATTTCTCCCTTGATACCTTTTTCGATAGCAAGTTCGTTATCAGCCATCCACTGTTCTACAACATAGTTGAGATAGTTGTCGACCTTAGTAGTCAGCTCTTCTTTTGCAGTTGCTTTTGCTTCATCTAATTCAGATGCATACTCGCCTTCTAATCTTTCGATTTCAGCTTTCACTTTAGATTTAACAGCAGCTTCGAAGATTGTAGCAGCCTTTGTTTTAAACTCTTCCGAAAGGGAATCGTCACCAGAAACTAAAGCATTAACATCATCTGACACATCAATAGATTTTACTCTTTGATCTACAGCTTCTTTGTTAACTTTTTTACTTTCTTCTTTGTCGTCTTCCTTATCTTCGTCATCATGACCGTTCATTGCAGCCATCATTTTACCATAAGACGCAGCGATTTCTGACTTTTTCTTTTTGTTCATCATGTCATACATTGCTTGTATCATACCTGATTTAGTTTTAGGCATTTCCATGATTTCGTCTTCGTCTTTATCGTCTTCTTTTTCTTTCTCGTCAGCTTCAGCCATTGCTTCTTCTTTTTTCATGCTATCTTCTTTGTTAGCATTAAGTTTCTGCATTGGTTCTGCTGGAGCGGCACCTTTGGTAGGAGCAGTTGTGTCTTTTTTCATCTTGTCGTCAGCTTTGTCTTGACCTGCTTTATCTGAAGGTCTAACTACTGCTGGTCCAAGATCCTCATAGTCACCCGCTTTTTGCATAGGTTCTGCTTTACCAGATCCCGCTTTTGGAGCGTCTGCGCCCTTAGGAGCTTCAGAAACGATTTCTTGTTCGTTTTTTATTTCTTCAGCCATTTGTAATTACTCTCCTAATTTGATATCAAATTTTTGCGTATAACTATTTATTATTTTGTTAGTTTCTGTAAGAATCTATCGAAAGCCACAGCCTCTGCTACAGCTTTGCGTTCTCTAGTTTCACGCTCAATTTGTGCTTTAATTTCAGAAACATCTTGCTCTTTGATGATTCCGTTGTCCCATACCCACTCTTTACCTTCCATTACGCCGTTGACGAATGCTTGAGGTGCCGATGGATCTGCGACTATATCGGCTGCAGTCGCTAAGTAAAAGTCTGATTTTACATAGTTAGTACCGCCTTTATTCTCTAGAGAACCCATGCCTCTAGAAGAAACTCCTAGTTGAGCGCCTTCATCTATCAAAGATTTCACTATTTTTCCGTATGGTGTATCAGTAATTTTTGCCTCACCAACATAATTACCTTTACCATCACCCTCTAATTTAGTGATTATATGTGATACTCTTTCAAGATTAACAGTTGGTCCATCAGGATGCCCTAATTCACCAAACGCTCTTTTCTTTTCAACAAATTCTTTATTATATCTGTTTACTTCTTTTTCTAATACTTCCATAGGGTAAACACGACCATTTCGGTTTTTGATGTTTGCCTGCATGAAAATACCCTTGATTTTATGAGACTTTTTACCGTTGTCTTCTTGTTCAACGATATATTGTGCCTCGTTAATTTCTTCTCTAATCAGTTTCATGTTGCGTATTTTCCCCTTTAGTTCTATTTATGTTATCTAACCTCTAAAATCACAGTATAACTGTCATTTGCAACGAAATTGTGTGTTGAGAACAGTATGTCACCAGTTGGTGATGTAGCATTATTTGCTATTTGTATTGCCGGTGTTTGTAAATCTATAGTGCCTTGACCTGATAAAAATAATGCTGATGCATTAGTTGTTCCGTCAAATAAGATTTCAACGGACCCCTTAGGATCCGTTGTATTGATACTATAAATTACTCTTGCGATTTTAGTAGATGAAGATGCATGATTTAGTGCGCTTGCATCTACCTTTGTCACAAGACTTTCTCCTGTGCCGTCAGAAAAGTTTGTAAACTTTATAACGGTCTTTGAACCGCTGACATCTGTGATAGTTTGTGATGTAACAGTATCAGCCATTATCTTGTCTGTCCTGAGAAGTTATAACCTTTTGATTTAGTTACTTCAATTATGAAAGTTCCAGTTACAGCACTTGAATTTGTAATCAGTATATCACCAGTCACACCTGTACTTTCTGGGTTAGTAATCAATGGTTGTTTACCATGAAAACCATACTCACCAGAACCGTGTACTGATATTGCGTGATCATCTGTGCCTGCATCAAACAAAAATGTTACATCACTTGTTAATGCTGTTGTGTTCCATTTAATACTTTTTATGTGTAGTGTTGGGTTTGACGAATGACCTCTTAGGGCACTTGCGTCAACACACACCACCGCTGAGTTTGTGTCGTTATTGATTTCGAACATTCTTACTGTTCTAG